TCTTCAGCACGTCGTTGGCTACCTGCGGCACGATGCCGTCGTAGTAGCCCTTCATGCCTTCGCCGCCGACTTTGAGGCCATCGCCGCTGACGACGTGCTTTGTGCGCCCTGCGCCGGACTCTACCGCCGGGGTTTCGAGCAACTTCTTGGCAACTTCCTTTCCGACGTGATCCTCGATTTCATTTGGCTTGACGGCCTGGTCCATGATCTTGTCGCCGTTCAGGCCGAACACCCGCAGCACTTCGGTGCCAGGGAAATACTCAACTGTCTTTACTTGTTTGGAAAGATCGTACCGCGCCGCCTGCTGCTCGCCCGTCGTCCACGCCACGCTGTCGAATCCGTTCTCAACGGCGTGTGCGATCATCCGCTTCATGGCGAGGGCAGTCCAGGACTTGGTGTCGGTGACGAAGGGGGCAAGGGGTACCAGACCTTTGTTGCCCGCGGTCTGCACATTTTGCTGGGCTTGCACCTGACGAATTTCAACCTTGTCCGGGGGGTTGTGCTTCAGCGCCCGCGCGGCGTGGTCCTCGGCGTCGTTGCTGGATTCGTATGGCGCTCCCGCCGCAACACCATCGACGAATACCTGATACGCAGTGACCGGCACGTTGAAGCCGTCCTTCCGCCCCTTCTGCGCCCAGTCGCTCTGGATCTCCTCGATGAACAGCACGCGCTTGCCTTCCGCGTCGGTGCGCTCGTTGAATCGGATGTGGGCGAGGATGTTGGGCTGGGCGAAGTGGGAGGAGCGGAAGTTTGATTTCGACCCTTCTAATGACTGCTCAAGGTCGCGTTGGTCTTCGGGCGACATGATTGAGTCGTACCGCTGCCCTTCCTTCCAATCAGGGTATTTTTCTTTCAGCCTGATTCGTGTTTGCTCTGGTGTTTCCTTGCTCGGCAACGTCAGCAGGAACTCGCGGTAATTCTCGCCGCCGGGGAGGACGTACTGCTCAAACTTTGTCCCACCATTGTCTCCGCCGAACTGCACGGTACCGCGATACTCTTCGCGGGCTGCTTCTTGTTCATCAGGACTAAGCGCATCGAACGGCGTCTCTTCGTTGGCGCCGCCTTCGTCCTGCCACCATGCTTCGACGTCGCTATCGTCCACCTCACCCAGCACCGTCTCTTCCAACCGCACACCGCCCTGTGCCATGAACGCAACAACGTCTTCCTTCGTGACCTTGCCCTGCGTCTCCAGCCAGTCGGTGATCCCTGTCGCTTCGATCTCGGCGGCCTTCACGGACATCTTGCCGGCGTTCGCAGTGAGCCACTGCGCAACAGCTTTGCCCGACGTGAACACCTTGGCCGGTGCTGCTTTCAGCGCGTTCTCAAGAGCCGAGAAGTACCACTGTTCGCGGCCCTGCCACAGAGTAGCCGCCAGGTCCGACTTGTAGTACATCTTGCCCGACTCGAGCTTCGACCAGTCGACCAGCTTCGCGGTCTCCGGTTCGATACGCTCGAGATCCTTCTTCCAGCCTTCAATACTCTGCTGGCCAGAGATCAGCTGCTTGTTCGCCATCAGGGCCTGGGCTGCCTGCTTGGCCGGCGGCAGTACCGCAGGCGGCACCACAGCTGCGCGGTCCTGCACGGCCTTCTGCACGTCCTGCGTTGCCAAGATCGCAGCCAATGCTTCTGTGCCCGTGCGGCCCTCCAGGAAGCCCGCCACGGTCTCCGCGTCGTGGGGCTGCCCGAAGCCCTTCAGCAGTTCCGTGAAGGCCGCTGCCTGGGCCTCCGGGTACGTCTCGTTGAGATCCTGCAGACTGTTGACCTGCACGACCTTGCCCGATGCGCGCATGTCTTCGCGCGACGTGTCGCCCGCGAGTTTCTGGTGCACGGCCTGCGCTGCGGCGACGGCCTTGTCTTTCAGTTCTTTCGGGAGATCCCACGCGGTCGATGCGTAGTTGCCGAGGTACTCGGGCTGCAGGTTGCGCTGCCCTAGCATAACGACCGCGCCGCCCTTGCCGAACGTGCGGGTCAGGAACCCGTCGAAGCCGGCGTCAAGCACCGCGCTCTCGCGAACTCGCTCGTCCGGGTTGTTCCGCCAGATCTTGAGCACGTCGGCGTCGGCGTCGTACAGGTTCTCGAGGACCGCGAGGTGCGCGTGCGAACCGACATCGCTTTCCGGCACGATGCCGTTTCCGGTGTTGACGTAGAAAGCGATACGCTGGCGCAGCCGCTTGTCGGCCGAGGCGCGAACGTAATCGCCCTCGGCGCCCTTCATGCCGGAGCCCCACGCGCTGCTCGAGAGTACCGGGCGCTCCGCTTTCGAAAAGTGGATGCCGACTACTGGACCGCTGACAGCTCCTGCCCGGACTTCGGCGGCTTGATATAGAGATCCTGCATTTCCACCGGCAGCTCCGCTTCCAGCTCCGCCGTCCATATCTCCGGTATCCCGTCGGGGTACGCTATCGCCAAGTAGTTCTCCCGTGTAGGTAGAAGCCCAGCCTTCTGGAGATATGCCAGAATCTCTGCCGACCCAAGAGGGCCGCTCGACGCCACCGGCGAGGTTGAGGATACCGGCTCGGACTGAGTCGAGGTCTCGTTTTCCTTTTTCATATTCGCTCCACAATTTGTCGACGACTGCCATCTTGGCGGTGTCGTGTTTGAAACCCATCGTATAAAGTTCGCGGACTGCTTCCCACGTGATCGATTGCATCTCGCGTGGCAGCAGGCCCCGCGCCTCGGCAGCGCGGCGGTAGGCCTCCTGGTAGTACGCGTACGTGCCCGACATGCCGGTCGCGGCGCTCGTAGCCGTTCCTGCACCGCCGAAGTTGTGGGCCACCTCGACGCTGTTGCCCGACAGCGGCCGCAGCAGTCCGGCAGCTACCGCGTGGGTGTCGATCGTGACGAATCCCAAGTCGCTAGTCGGGTGGAAGATGTTGTTGTAGAAGCTGCGAACTTTGTGCTCGCCGCCCAGAGCATTGTCGATCGTCTTCGAGCTGCCGTCGTCGAGGATGTAAAGGGCCTTGATGATCGTGCCGAACCCAGGCCAGCCGGTCTTTTTCTCGACGCCCTTGCCCGACGTAGCCATCTCGATGAAGCCGCCTTCAGGCGTCACGAGACGGTACCCGCGGTTGTTGTGCGCTTCGTCGAACGTGCGCAACCAGGCAGCCTGCTCGAGCCGGTCCTTCAGGTCCGACAGCTTCTTGCCTTCGATCGCACCACGCAACATGGCGAACTTCTCGTCGGCAAGGATCTTGTCGGCGACGGCAGACATCTCAGGAGACCAGGGTGCGTTCTGCTGGCTCTGCACGATGTCGAGCGTGCGCTCCGCCAGCGACACGTTCGTAAACCAATCTCTTTGTGGCGAGTACACCGCCAGCACCGCAGCGATCTGCGCGTCCGACTTGCCGTACTTCGCCGACCACCTGTCGGTAATCGCCCGAGCGCCGTCGTACCACCGCTTGCTGCGCTGGCGGATGTCGGCCGGGATCTGGTCGTGCAACCACAGCAGGTTTGCCGTTACATGCTGGATGAATTCTTCCGCACGCTTCGTGGCATCGCGGGCTTTGAACCGAATGCCCGGGTAGCTGGCCACGAGTGCCATATTCTGCTTGTTCTTCTCGGGCTCGATCTTCGTGTAGTCGACCGTCAGTGGTACCTCGCCGAGATGGTCTTCCGGTTTCTTGGCGGTGGTGGGGCGGCGCGAGGACTGGGCCTGCTCCAACCCGCCCTGCTGTGCAGCCAGAGCCGCCTGCTCGCCCAGCAGCGTGCCGCCCATCTGGTCCTTGAAGAATTCCGGATTGAAGGCCCCCCAGTTGGCCGCGTTCGGCCCCCACAGGTCGCCCTTGCCGCCAGCATAGTGGCCGATCGCCTCTTGCCCGGTAGCCACTGCGAGCTGGTTGACTTCGGCTTCCGTCAGCGGGCGACTGAGTCGCGGCACGTAGGTCAGTTCCTTGACCATCTGGCCGTTCAGCTCGTACTCGCCCGGCACGTTGCGACCAGACAGCACCTTCACGCCCATCTTCTCGATCTCGGCCTTCACGAAGTCGGCGTCGATTTTCTGCGCGCGGTCGGTGGCCCCGACATCGAGGCCGACGTTCAGCATCGCCTGTCCGTGGTTGAAGCCTTGCATCGGGGTGCCCTTGATCCGCGGGCGCCATCCCGGATACTTCCTGCCGTCGGCCGCGGTCCATCCGTCGCGAATCTGCAGCGGCGTGACTCCCCACTTGTCGGCCACGGTGGCGTACCACGCGCCCGCGACTTTCGCCTGAGTGGCGCGGGCCTGTTTGCCATATGTGCCGACTGTGGTCAGGTCAGCGGTCAGGTCGTCTTCGATCTGCTTGACTTCGGCATTGAACGCCGCGGTCCTGGTCTCCGCCGCTACCGCGCGGGTAGCTTCTTGCTGAAAGAATTCGAGTTGCTTGTCTATCGGCTGGTTGTGCTCGAATATGGATTCGGCATCAGGTGCCATCCGCACGTGCTGGATGATCGCGTCCGCGGCCTTGGTGTTGGCCAGTCCGGTCATCAGCTCGGAGACCGGGATCTCGATACCCTCGGGCCGTGCCTCGGCCATCTGTGCCGCCGCGGTCGGCAGCACGGAGACATCGACTCCGGCTTCGGCCAGGGTCTCTGTCAGCTTGGCTTGGTCGATGAACACGGACGAGTCGCCCGCGATCTCCTGCCAGAACGCTTGCGCAGTCGGCATATGCAGGCGGGTTGTTTCGAGTTGCGCGGTCAGGGCGGCCATCTCGGAGAGGCGGGCACCGAAGTTCTCAGCCTCGGCTTTGTCCGCGTCACGCTGGGCCAGCGCACTGACGCCTTTCATCAGAGCAATCTGGCCCCCGCCGCCGACCACAGTGGCCACCGCAGTGACCAGTGCCGCATGCACTCGCTCGTCCCCGAACTCTTTTACCGTCTTCTCCGGGTGCAACGCGATCCAGTCCGTGAAGTCCTGCCCGATGGTGGCCACCTGCTCGCCGATCATCTCCGCGCCGGTGAACTTTGCCGCTGTTTTCAAGAAGGCGTTCTTCAAACCAGGGATGTCCATCAGGTACTTGATGCCGATCTTCTCCGTCCAGTATTCTATGAACGCGTCCGCAGTCCCGAGCGCCGCGGCCGTCAGATCCGACGCTCCGGCAGTTTGCGCCTTGGCCACCGACGACCCGCCCGACGACGCGGCCATGGCCAGCAGCGCGCCAGGGATGGCTATCGGCGCTGCCGGCGGGAACGCCGCCGACACCGCAGCCGCAGTACCGAGGATTGCCGTGTTGGCACCAAGAGACCGGAGGCCGCTGTACCAGCCCTCAGACAGCACGCCGGCTTCCACCGGTTGCAGCGGGATCGCCTTCTCTAGGCTCTTGTCGGTCCACTTCCCGAAACCTGTCAATTCACTTTGTAGCCCGAACGGCTTGACGGCCGCGTCGAGCAGCCCGCCGCCGTACCGGGCGAGGTTGCCTACGGCCTCCGGCGCCCCGCGCACCACGGTCTTGAACGACTCTTCGATCTGTGCCATCACCTTCGCGTCTTGCATCGCGACGTTCGCGTTCTCCTGCACGGACAGGAAAGCCGACGTGCGGGGGCTCGCGCGGGTGGCGTGGTCGGCAGCCAGTCGATCGGCTTGACGTTGTGCTTCGCCGACGTCCATCACTGCCGGCGACACGTACTCACCCGACATGCGCTGAATCGTGTCCGACAGGCTGCGCTTCTTGGCTTCCTCGCTCGGGTTGCGGAATGACGCCTCGAACAGGGCGGCTGCCTTTGCAGCGCCGGCGGCTTGGTCGTTCGGGGTGTCGAGACTGCTGAAATCATACGTGGGCTGCGCGGCTTCGGGCGCGCTTACCGGGACAGGCGGCGTGATCGGGGCAGTAGGCGTCTTTTTGAGTACGTCGTCCAGCCCAGAGAAGTCATAGTCCGCCATCAGCGAGAGTCCTTTTGTTTGGCCCACAGGTCAATGAGTTGCCCCTCGGTCAGGGTCTTGCCCCTCGCCGATGCCGCAGCCCGCGCTTGCGTACGGAATGTGTCAGGCATGTCTTTCAGTTCGTAAGCCTTGACGGTGTTCGTGCCCCACAGCATCCCGGACTGCTGCACGTCGCGCGTCGCGGATCGCACGATCGCGTACTGCTCTTCGGGGGTGGGCACCATGCCTTTGTTCTGCGCCTTCCACTCTTGCAACGAGCGGGCCACCACGCCTTTGAACGCCCGCACTTGCCCGACTTCGGCGTCGCCAGTCGGCTTCTGCAGGTTCGTTGGCAAGGCTTCCATGATCGCGTTCGCCGGAATGTCGAAGTGCGCGGCGCCGGATTCGCGACGACGGCGTTCCCCTTCAAGCATCGCCACCAGCTTCGGCCCCAGGTACGGGGCGTAGGACATCACCGCGCCGGAGGTCATGGCGCCTAGGGCGGGCCCGGACAGTTCTCCGAACAGGGACAGCGCTTCGGGATTCTCGTCCCAGCGCTGCCGGGCCTTGGCGTCGGCGCGGTCACTCAGCGCCCGCGCGTGGTCGTCCGCAGCCTGGATCTGGTGGCGGAAATACTCACGCACGTTGCCTTGCTCCAGCTTCGGCATCGCCAAGAATTCGGGGCTGGCGTACAGCTTCTCCGCCGTCGCGCGACTCGGGCTCTGCGAGAACGCGGATATGACGCTGCCCTTGACTTCCATCGCGGCGGCGTGCGTCGCCTGCTTGCGGTGCGTCAGCTCCGCATAGGCGGAGTCGGCCAGCGCCTTGTCCGCGCCGGCTTTCTCACTGATGTACTTCTGCGCAGCGGCGTCGTCCATGCCGGCCACTTCGCCCGCGAGGGCCTTGCCGCCGACGTACGCGTTCTGGGCCTTCAGGATCGGGTCGTAGTGGTCGGTCTGCTTCTTCGACATCGCGCCGCTGTTCGTCTTCAGGTACAGCGTGGCGGCCGCCGGGTCGCCGCGGGCGATCAGCCCGTCGATGGCGGACGAGTGCACAACGCCGAGAGCCTCCTGACGGAACACGGTAGCCGCGTCGCCTGACAGGCCACGCCGCAGGACTTCGCCCTCGACGACGGGGATCGCCATCGCGAGGCCGCCCATCACGTCGCCGGCCTTGGCAGCTTCGGCGCCCAGTGTGACGCGGGCATTCGCGGTATCCGTCTGGTATTTGTCCGTCTGCTCCGCCGCGTGCACAAACAGCTTCTGCGTGAATCCGCGGTTCGCGGCCGCAGCAGCGTTCTGGAACTTGGCCCGCGCGGCGTTACCAGACAGGCCAGCGGCGAGCGCTTCGGTCTCAGCCTTGATCTTGTCGGCATACTCGGTGGTGATCGGGCGCTTGACGACATCACCGCCGACGATCTTGGTGAAGCCCTGATCGCCGTACGTGAGGTCGAGCTGCTTCTGCTGCAGCTTGTTGAGTGCGTCCATGGCGACCGTCTCGTCCAGCTTCTCAGCCTCCTGCTGCATCATCAGGCCAAGGTCGCCCATCACCTTGCCGGTGAGCAGGTCGGGGGACTGCCGAGTCGGGGATACGTCCGTTACGCTGCGCGACGGGCGGGGGGTCGAGAGTCCGTAGTCTTCAGGGGCGGGGAGGCGGGGCATCAGCTGTACTCGTCCGGGTTATTCCCCTGCGGGTACGCCCCCGGTACGTCGCCAGGGTTGAACCGTCCGAACAGCGACATGCCCGCGCGGCCGAGACCCCCCATGACGGTGGCGTCCGCCTGCCGGTTGGCGCTCTCGATCTCGCTGCGGCCCTTGGCGTTCGCCTCGTAGGCGCCCACCTGCCCGCGGTACCGCAGGCCCTTGGCGCGCTCCGAGGATTCGTAGAGTGAGTACCCGGCTGCCGTCTCGCCTTCACTCAGGATGCCGGACATCAGGCTTTCGTCAAGTGGGCCGCCCCCCGAGGCCGCCGCCACGGCTTGCGCGCGGGACAGCATGAGCTCGGCCTTGCGCCTGTTGGCTGCGGCCTGGTGCTGGCCGGCGGCGTCTGCTTGCCCTGCGGCGTAGTCGGTCTGTACCTTGTTGGCTTCGGCGGCGATGCGCGCGTTCTCGGCGTTTCGTGCCGCCGTCTGGCGCATCTGATCGGCTTGACTCAAGCTGCCGGCCAACGACGCTACGGTGCCGACTACCTGCATTATGACCATCGGTTCCATGCCGGACATGGTCAGCCCCTCACCAGTGTCTCACCCATCGGGCCGAACACGCCAGTCGGCTTGAAGCCAAGCTTGGCGAGGAGGCGCGGGGCGGTGGGTTCGGCGGGGCAGGCGACTGCGTACACTGAGCCTCCGATTTGGTCAAGGAACTGTTCGAGCATTCTACACGCTTTCGCGATGGCTTTCTTGTGTGGGCGCATGGTGGGCCTCATTTCGCTGAAGGCGATCGGTACGCCGTCTTGGTAGTAGACGCCGCCGATCCCGACGAGTTCGCCGGAGAGTTCCGCAACGTACCCGCGGAAAGAGAATGGCGCCGGCTTGCCGTAGTAGGCCAGTGCGTCGGCCGCTGTCGCGCGGCGGAAGGTGATGTCATTTGACATGGCCGGCCCCCACGATGACGGCCGCGAGCACTGTGCATGCGCGCGGGGATGCGGCCTGCAGGCACAGTCGGGTGTCGGTATCCCATTTTCCGTTCATCGGGATCGAGTCCTCGGAGTACGTGGTGTGGACGCTGTCCGTCGTCACGTCCGTGCCGCCTTCGATCAGCGGCAGGCCGGTGAGGTGGTTGAAGTCCTGTCCGAACTGCAGGCCCTGGTAGTGCGTGTTGGCCAGCACCAGCCCGACGTGATCGAGCCTCTGGCGCTGCGTGAGCGGCTGTCCGGTAGCAATGCCGAGGGCCAGCTTCGCGCTCTTGAACTGCGCGGTGTAGGACAGCCCCACGTACGCCGTGGTGGCCGCCTCGCTGATCGTGATCTGCCCGCCGGACACGGTGTAGGTGCCGAGGTCTTTCGTGTTGGCCCACACCGTTACGACTTCACCTTCGAGGTGCGACAGCCCGGTAATCGTGGTGCTCGACGCGCCGGTCCAGATCACGGTGCTGTCGGTCAGGATCGCGCGCGCGGCGCCTTCCGCTTCGCTCTCCAGCGCCCACTTCTCGAGGTATCGCTTCGTGCTACCGTTGACCGTGCGGTTCACATAGTAGTAGACCTCGTCTTCCGTGGTACCGGGCAGGACCACGACATCCTCGACCAGGCCGTCGGTCTCGTAGAGAACCCAGCACGTGACCTTCTCCACGCGGTCGAACACCAGGATCGCGACCTTGCCGTCGGACCGCACCAGATGCACTCGCGTATCCGGCTGCCGCTGCACGGCAATGCGGACGAAAGACGGTTGCCCGATCTCCGGCACGATGGCGGTCAAGTCGTTGCTCACGTAGTTGTAGACGCTGCCATCAAGAGCCAGCTCGTAGACGCGCGAACCACTGCGATTCACATAGACACCGCCGGCGTCTATCTTCACTGCCGGCATGTTCGAGCTGCCGAGCGTGCTGGCCTCCTTGAGCGAGAACGCAGTCGGGGTCAGCGGCTCGTCGAGCGAGCTGCTCTTCGCCACCAGCTCGGCGCCCTGGGTGCCAGTGATCAGGTGCGACAGCGGCAGCAGCCAATTGACCTTGTCGACAGGCCCAGACCCGATGCTGCGCTTGATGGGTCCGCTGTCCCCCTCGGTGCCGTCGTAGAAGCTGTCGAAGGCGTCCGATACTGATCCGTTTTCCGCGTCCTTGCCGGCCCACCACAGGCGGCCGTCAAACAGCGCGACACCCGAGGGCCACCCGCGCCGGTCGGACCACTGCCCCTCCCACCAGTCGCTAGTGGCTGTCGTGGTGCCGAACGCGGTGAGCACATCGAGGTCCACGACCGTCGTGCTGGTGTACCCCGTCACGATACCAACGCCTTGGATCGAGCCCGCGGCGTATGACAGCTGGCACACCGCGGTCCCCGACGTGAAGCCGCCGGTCTTCACCCCGATGCGGTAGTAGATGATCTGGTTGTCCAGCGTGTCGTCGTACGTGGTGCTCTGGTTCGTCGTGTAGGTCGTGACGTCGGTCCAGTCCCCGGGCTCGCCGACGGACCGCTGCAGGGTCACGGTGGCGGTCCACGTTCCGGTAATGACAATCGAGAACACGCGGCCCGAGTCGATGCCGGTCACGCGGATTGAGTCGCTGAACTGGTTCTCCGCGGTGACGGACTTGTTGACCGTCTGCCCCAATGACGCACACCGGAACAGCGATCCGACGTTCGTGCTCCGGAAGTACGGCTGGCTCGCGGTGAGCGTGGTGCTACCGGTGAGGGCGGCCACGGTCATCGTGATCGGGCCGGTGTTTTCGTTGCGGAACGGGCCGTCCTCGGGGATGTACTCGGCGACAGACCACGATCGTGTGCCCTGCCTCTCGATGCGGCGCGGCCGGTACCCGCTACACGCGACGAACAGGACATCACCCGATTGATCGAACCTCACGTCCTGCAAGCTGGCCGCCGGCCAGGGCGTGGCGATAACCATGGCCCCGGACGCCTCCACCGTGCAGCTACTGACCAGCGTCGCCGTGGTGTCGTTCGCCTGCAAACGAATGTAGAAGTCCCCTGTCGGAGTGAACGCAATCGAGTGGTGCCCCTGCCGCAGCGTGGTAGCCGTGATGTACTGCTCCCCGCCGGCGCTCGACCCGACCTTCAGAGTCGCCGTGCCGCGGTAGACGTAAATCGCCAGCGCGTGCTCGTCGCCCTGGTCAGCGCCCGCCACCGTAACCTGCTGGTCGCGGATCGCGTAGTTCGTGCCGTCGCCGAGCAGGGATAGGTAGCCACCGGTGGCCCATGCGGACGTGCCGCCGGCCTCGTCGCTGTCTGTCCAGCTGGTAACGTTGCTGTCGAAGGTACCATTCGTCACGGCTGTGCTGACGCTGGATCGCGTGATCGCCACGCCGGACAGATCGACACGCATGGCGAGGTCGGTCAGCTCGATAATCGCCGTGTCGTCGGTGGCGAATACGAACGGCAAGTGCACCGCTGCTGCGTCGCTGCGTCCGGACTGCAGGTACGTTGTCCCGGGGCGCAGCATCATCGGCCCGAGCACTCGGGGCATCCAGTTCGTCTGCGTCTCCGCAGACAGGGCCATGCGCTTCAGATCCTGCCGGGCGAGTGCCAAGGGCGATACGAGGCCCCTGTTGAATCCGAACAGGGTGTTGACGTCGCGGCCCATATCAGCCGATCAACCGACTGCGGCTGCCGCGGTCCCTGTTACCACCTCCACGCCGCGCTGCCGTCCAGTTGCCCTCGGGCAAGAACTTGGTCGGCTGCTCCATCGCGTCGCTACTGGCGGCCTCGGTACGGTATTGCTTCGCCAGCTTATAGACCCGTGTCCACTTGGCCTCGTCCTGGGTCAGCAGCTCGACGATCTGCGAAGCCATGTAGCTCTGGACGAACAGCACGAAATCTTGCGGCCACCGTGACAGGTCGCCGCCATAGCTGCTGTTGTTGCTTACGTAGCTGACATACAGAGGATCGACGTCGGCGAACCAGTAGTCCTTCATCGGCTTGTAGGCGAGGACCGGGCACTTCTCGTACGGGTCCGAGCACATCGACACCGTGCGGACCAGATCGGTCGGGATGTCGAACGCCTTGCTTAACCCGAACGCCGGGGTCACGGACGTGGAAGAAGCGATCTCTACGCTACGCTTCGCAAACGTCCATTGCCCGGCGCCGAGACAGTAGTCGACAGCGCCGTCATCCCAGACGTCGTCGAGCAGGTACCGGCCTTGCTGCGTGTCGGTCAGACCCGTCAGCTTGCGCTCGCCGCACATCCGTAGTGCCCCTTGGTAAATGAGCAGGCGAGTCGTCATAGCGCGTTACCCCAGGTTTGCAGCCTTGATCTTTGCCAGTTCCGCTTCAGCCTCAGCGCGGGTCTGGCCCTTTTCGAACAGCACGGCCTTGTCCGACTTGCGGACCACGGACCAGCCGGCTCCGCCTCGTGAGCGGACGTCGTAATCGTCGTCCTGCTTCTGCGGGGCGTCGAACACGACGTGGCGCAGCACAGCGACTTTCGCGTCTTGCTTGCCCACCGAACGGACGTACAGCTCGGCGAACCACTCGCCGCCGGCGGGCATCACTTCGATGCGGGTGCCCGGCAGCTTCAGATCTTTTGCAACGTGAGCCCAGTATTCCGGCTTCAGCATCTCGTCGAGGGTGGTTCCGGGTTCCGGTTGTGCGACATAAACCGTGCGGATAAGTTCGGCCTGCTTGAGGTCTTTCGGCAGAATCTTCACTGGTGCTCCTTATTTTCGTGGGGAAAACCCCAGCGGCTCGTGACCGCTGGGGGTCTGGCGCCGACTGGTGCTTAGTCGGAGTTGGTAGCGCTGCCGACCACGGTGCCGTCGCTCAGATCCACAGCGCCTGGAGAGGTGCTGGAGACCGTGACGACCTTGTGCATCGTGAGGGCGGTTGCGTCGGTGGTGCTGTCCTTGTGGTAAACGATGTCGTTCACCTTCATGCCAAGGTCGCCGCCGTTGGTGATGAAGCCGGACGCGTCAACCGCGGCGGTAGCATCGGCGGACGTGTGGAACCACATCCGGATGCCATTCATCGCCTGGTTGATCAGTTGCGGGGGCGCAGAAGTGGAGTATGCCATGTCAATTTCCTTTCGTGTCGATTACTGCGCAGCGTAAGCAGCGCCGTCGTGGTACATCAAAACCACGCCGCTGTTCTGCAGCAGCTTGGAGCCCATGTACGCGGTGGCGCGAGCGAAGCTGTAGTCCTGCTCCTCGTCGTAACCGACAGCGGTCTGGATGCCCATCGTGTCGCAGGCGTGGCCGATCGCGGACTTGTGGTACATGAAGCAAGTCTCGCTCGCGGTGCCCTTGCCGGTCAGGCGGGTGCTGACGATCCAGTTCACGCCGGCCCAGCTGAACATCGACGGCTGGCCACCGGAGAACGGGGCGCCCTTGACGTAGTCGGCCGAGGCGAACTCCTTGGTCTGCATCAAGTAGGCGTGGAACGCCGGGGTGATGACACCGAAGATGTTGCCGTCGTTCTCGACGTCGTTGTTGCCCAGGATGGTCAGTGCGTACATCGCCAGATCCAGCGAGCCCTTGGCCGCGGCGCCCGTGTCCTGGGTGCCATCGTCGAGAGCGGCGATGATGTCGGTGTCGATCTTGCGATTGATCACGGCCATGCTGTTCATCTGCATGATGCGGCGGCCGTCGCCCTGCGAGGTGTAGATGTTGAAGCTGTTGCGACGACGCAGGTCGTGCCACTCAGCCAGGGTGCAGCTGTTCTGGGAGAGGTTGTCGGCCTTGGCCGGGATCAGGCCGTTGACGCCGCGCGTGGTGGCGATGTCGGAATTGGAATCGGCGACGAGGAACACGGCGGTGTTGCCATGCACTTCGACTTCGGTCGTGACGGTTCCGCGCAGCTTGGATTGGCGCTGCTCGAAACCCGCGATGAACTCATCGCGGTATTGCGTTTGGTACGCGGTATCGGCCATGGCTGGCTCCTAGAAAAGAATGAAGAAAGAATCTCTCCGCGCTTTCGGGGTAGCCAACTTCGCCATTGCGTCGGGGTGTCCCTTGCGGGGCCGACCCTGGGTCTGTCGGGGCCTACTGCTTGGACTTGCTACTGCAGGCTGTCTTATACGCTAATATGAAAACCGTGTCAAATACTTATAGCCGTACGGCTGGATAAGGACTCGCTGGTGGCGACGGCAGCGTCAAGCTGGGTGAGGATGTCTCTCATCCGAAGCTCCTGTCTGCCCCAGCAGCCCATTCCCAAGCGGGGGTGCCAGCGACTTGCAACTTGTGAAACTCGTAAGGCAACAATTCCCATTCCATCGGGTGCGGGTAACGGTTGTCAAGGACGTATGTCAGATTGTTGAGGTCGACGAGCAGCACGCAATGGTAGCAGTCCTTCTTCTCGATGGCCGCACTTGGCTCAACGAAGCAGGTGGCGAATCGCATGATCTTCGGACTGAATCCCATAGCGAACAGCCGGTGGTACTTGGCGATGACGTAATCATCACAGTCCCCGCCCTGCTCGTCAATCATCGCCCAGAACTCGGGCGTGCCGAAGCGCTCCGCGTCAGATTTGTACGGGAGCAGATTGACCTTGGTGTTGACTATGCGCAGATCGGCGACGGTGGGGGTCATAGGGTTGCCGCCCATAGTCTATTCAGCTTGCGTGGTTCGCTTGGTGTA